TACAGAACCAATACCTTTGAATGAATTTTAGTATCAATTCACCCCTAAATAAGGTAGAATTATAAAATTTTATAATCATCAATGCCTATAGAAAGGGTAAGTAGGGGTTTTAAAGACGTAAGTATGTCATTTCAGATTAGTCCTCTGAATGATGACCTGATTGCAATTAAAAATGAGGCGGCAATCTCCCGCTCAGTGAGAAATATAATCCTTACTTCCCCTGGAGAGAAACCATTTGCTCCTGATTTTGGATCAAATGTGAATAGGCTTCTTTTTGAAAACATGGATGATTTGTCTGCCCTATCAATTAAGGATGAAATAGAGGATTCTATTCGTAAATACGAACCTAGAGTCTTTTTAAATGAAGTTGATGTTTCTCCAAATTATGAAGAAAACTCATATGATGTGAAAATTTCATATCAAATTATTGGTGCAGACGTTTTACCACAGCAACTAGAATTTGTTTTGCAAGCAACCAGGTAAATGCCTCTCTTAAACTTTACTAGTCTGGACTTTGACCAGATTAAAGAAACACTCAAAGAAGTCTTTAAGGCTAACAATAACTTTACAGATTATGATTTTGAAGGATCTAATCTGTCAACGATTATTGATGTTTTAGCATATAACACCTATATCACCTCATATAATGCTAACATGATAGCAAATGAGGTTTTTATTGATAGTGCAACACTGAGAGAGAATGTTGTTGCTCTTGCAAAGAATATCGGATATACCCCAAGATCAAGAAAGGCATCTCGTTGCAATATAAACTTCTTTGTTGATACAAGTTCTTTACCCGCAAGTCCTGCTACTTTAGTTTTAAAAGCAGGTCCTGTTGTAGCGACAGGTAATCAATTTGGTGGGCAATCTTATGTTTTTGGAATTCTTGAAGATAAATCTATCTCAGTAAACGATAATATTGCTAATTTTAAAGACTTAGAAGTTATTGAAGGAATTAAGGTCGATCAATCCTTTCAATATTCATCAAGAAATCCAAATCAGCGTTTTGTTTTATCAAATCCTGGAATTGATATTTCCACATTAGTTGTAAAAGTAAGACCAAATACTACATCAAGTGTTTCTGTAAAGTACACTGTAAATGACAATTTCTTTGAACAAGGAACAGATGCTATTATTTCAGGTACTTCCACAGTTTATTTTATTCAAGAAGTAGAAGATGAGCAATATGAAATCATCTTTGGTGATGGTGTATTTGGTAAAGCTCTAGAGGATGGTAATGTCGTTGAAGTTTCTTACTTAGTAACTAGTGGAGAATCTGCAAATAGGATTAATAATTTTACTTTTGCTGGAAGAGTTGTTTATGTTAAGGACTCTATTGAATATAATGTAACGTCTGGAATATCACAAATTACAGCAAATGTACCTTCAAGTGGTGGAGAACCCATTGAAAGTGTTGAGTCAATTAAGAAATATGCTCCCCAGATTTATGGTACGCAGAACAGAGCGATAACTGCAAATGATTATGAAATTTTGATACCAAATAAAATTTATACTGAAGCTGAATCTATCTCGGTATTTGGTGGAGAAGAATTAGTTCCTCCACAATATGGAAAAGTTTTTATCAGTATTAAACCTAGAACTGGGGACTTTGTTCCTAACTCTATCAAGGAAAATATAAAAAGAAGTTTAAAAAGATATGCAGTTGCTGGAATCGTACCAGAGATTTTAGATTTAAAGTATTTGTATATTGAAACTAATAGTAAAGTTTACTATAACACCAGATTAGCACCAAATGCAAGCAGTGTTTCTTCTATAATTCAATCAAATATTAATGCATATGCAGAATCTTCAGAACTCAATCGTTATGGAACAAGATTTAAATATAGTAAGTTTTTGAGAATTATTGACCAAAGTCATCCAGCAGTGATGTCTAATATTACTTCCGTAAGAATGAGGAGAGATTTAAGATTAACAACGGATACTTTTGCGGAATATGCAATTGATTTTGGAAATGAATTTCAAATTCAATCTATGAGTGGATATAATATAAAGTCCAGTCCTTTTAGGGTTATAGATATTACTGATGATGTGTATCTTTTTGATATTCCAAATTCTGATAGAAAAACTGGAACTGTTTCTTTATATTCACTCCAGGCTCAAGGTTCTTCAACTCCTGTTCTGAGAAGAAAAAATGTTGGCGCAATTGATTATAAATTAGGAAGAATTACTTTGAATCCAATCAAAATTGTTTCTGGAAAATTAAAAGATGGTCAACAAATTATGGAAATTTTTGCAGTTCCACACTCAAATGATGTTATTGGACTACAAGATTTGTATTTACAACTAGATAAAAGCGAAGTAGAAATGATAGTTGATGAAATTTCTTCGGGTTCGGATCCATCTGGTTCCACATACAAAACATCATCAAGTTACACTTCTGTAAATCAGACCGAATATTGATGTTTATATTCAACAAAAATTTTTAAGATTTAAAACAAATGAAGGAAAATAGAGTTCTAATTAGTCACATCATACAGAATCAACTACCAGCTTATGTTGTGGATGAATTTCCACTCATTGTAGAATTTTTAAGACGATATTATGGTGGTTTAGAATTCCAAGGACAACCAATTGACTTAATTAATAACATTGATTCTTATTTAAAACTGAACTCTAATGCTAATTTAATAACGTCTGCTACTGTCACTTATGATGTAGACGAAACACAGAATGCTATATTTGTCGATAATACCACTGGATTTCCAGATTCTTTTGGAATTATCCAAGTCGATGATGAAATCATTGTATATACTGCGAGAACAAATAATGCTTTTGTGGGATGTAACAGAGGTCTGAGCGCAATAACTTCGTATGAAAATCCATCCAATCCAGAAGAAGCAGTATTTTCTTCATCTGAAGTTGCTGCACACTCAATTGGAACACCAGTTAAAAACCTAAGCGTTCTATTTCTACAAGAGTTTTTAAAAAAGATAAAAAAACAAATTCTACCAGGATTAGAATCTAAAACTCTTGCCGATGAATTAAACGAAGCACAATTTATTAGAAACTCAAAAGATTTTTATTCTGCCAGAGGAACAGAGAACTCTTTCAAGATACTTTTTAAAGCTCTCTATAATGTTGACATTGATTTTATTAGACCAAAAGATTATATCATTGCTCCCTCAGATTCTATATACAAAATTTCAAGAGATTTAGTTGTTGAATCAATAGAAGGAGATCCTTTTAAATTAATTAACAAAACTCTGTTTCAGGATGAATATGAAAATATTAATAAAGCATATGCGCCAGTATCACAGGTAGAAAGAGTAGTTGTTGGCACGTCAACAGATGTTTATTATAGACTTAGTATAGACAATTCATATCTTAAAACAGACGGTTCAAATGAATTGCTATATGGAGACTTTTCAATTCATGGAAAAACTAGAGTAATTGGAACTGTTGGTGCTGGTCAGACATTTATAGATGTAGACTCTACTTTTGGTTTTGCTCCTTCTGGAGTATTATCACTTAAGTTTTCAAATGAAGAAGTTGGAGAAATATATTATACATCAAAAACTAGCACTCAATTTTTAGGAATAACATCTGCAACTGTTGGAGTTCCCATTTTAGATAATACTCCTGTTAATCAGAATACGTATGCATATGCATATGATGATGATACGGAAACAGAAGATGGTATAAAAGTAAGGATTAGATCTGTTCTTAATCAACTTGAATTGCCAACAACATCCTACTATCAAAAACCAAATTCAAAAATACAAATTAAAGCTCTTGGCAAATACTCTACAAATACAAGAGCAAATCACTGGTTTTTCAATACGGCTCAATTTTATAATGTCCAGAGATTATCTCTAGAGGATGCCACAAATAATACCTATAGACTTGTAACTAAAGATTCTCATATTTTAAGAATTGGGGACTCCGTAACTCTAACAGATAGATTTGCAGTAACTAGACCAAATGCTCTGTTAGTGGTTGACGTGTTTGATTCAAAAACATGTTTGATTCGTGGTTCTGGAGTGGGAGATCCAAGTGAGATTGTTAAAGTTACTAAAACGATTTCAAAAGTTAATACGACATTATATCCAGATTTAAGTAGATTGGCATGTAATGTTCAAAATGTTTATACAGATTCTGATAAAGTTTTAGTTGCTACAAACTCTTTACCATCTTTCATAGATGTTAAAATTAATCCCAAAATTCAAAAATTTGTTCTTTCTGGAACTTTTTCTCTAGGACAAGAAACAATACAACTGTCAACTGCTGTTGACCACAACTTTTTTACCGGAGATCTAATTTATTACACTCCAGAAAAAACCACTACACTTTATAGAGATGCTGATGGTAATATTATAACCGAAGAGTTTGTTCAGAGTTATTTATTTTCAGAGGGAACTTATTATGTAAAAAGAATTGATACACAAAATATAAAACTAGCAACGAGTTTATCTAATCTTTATGCAAGTAATTTTATTTCAATAACACCTCCAGATGGTAGGGATATTGTAACAGTTCAAAATAATACTTTAGAAAAGTATGAATTTAGAAGAAAAGAAATACAACCACAAAAAATCTATAGAGAGATACAATTACCTTCAACAGAAGGAATTGAATATGAAACTAGACACACTTATAATGGTATTCTAATCAATGGCGTAGAAATTTTAAATTACAAATCCAAAGATGCGATTTATTATGGAAAAATTAATTCAATTGAAGTCGTTTCTGGTGGAGAAGACTACGACGTTATAAATCCCCCAGTTTTAAACATTAGTGACTCAGTTGGAACTGGTGCAACAGGAATTTGTGCTGTTAATGGTTCCTTTAAAGAAATAAACATCATTGATTCTGGGTTTGATTATATTGAAACACCAACTATTTCAATCAGTGGTGGTAATGGAATTGGAGCTGTTGCTGAGGCAAAACTATCAACAATACCACATCAAGTTTCATTTAATCCCACCGGACTTTCTACACTATCATCTGGTATTGGCACTGTTGGATTTGGAAGTGATGTTTCGACAATTGGGTTCACAACTTATCACAGATTTAGGAATGGTGAAAGAGTAGTATATAAAACATTTGGAAAAAACGCTGTTGTAGGATTATCAACAGATGCAACTTACTATGTTTCAGTTCAAAATGCATATACGGTAAAACTGCACAAAAATTTAGATGACGCAATACTAGGAATCAATACTGTTGTTCTAAGTTCTCCCGGAACTGGAGTACATCAATTAAAATCTTTAAACGGAAAATCAGTTCTTAGTTCTGTAAGAATAATTGAACCAGGAAGTGGTTATGAAAATAAAGAAAGAAGATGTGCAGTTACGGGGATTAGTACATCTTTACATACGATTAGCATTGAAAATCATGACTATAAGACAGGAGAGATTGTAAAATATGCAGTTGACGGCACTGCAATTTCTGGATTATCAACAAGTAAAGAGTATTATGTAACTACTATTGATAAAGATACTTTTAAGTTGTCACAAGTTGGTGTTGGCACAACTGCTAAAGATTTTTATCTTAATACAAAACAATATGAAATTTTCTCATCCACTGGAGTGGGAACTCACATTTTTAATTATCCAAATATAACAGTTGAAGTAATTGGAAAAGTAGGAATTGCATCAACTGGAACTGATACTTTTAAAGCAGTGGTTCAACCAATTGTCAGAGGACAATTAACCTCCGTTTATTTAACTAATACTGGTGTTGGATATGGATCTTCAGAAGTTCTTAATTTCAGGAGAGAACCAGAATTAACTCTAAGAACTGGAACAGAGGGGCAGTTAGAACCAATAGTTATAGATGGCAGAATTGTTGATGTTGTAATAAACAATCGTGGTAGAGAATATAATTCCCCTCCACAGTTAATTGTATCTGGAATTGGAAGTGGCGCTTATCTAACACCAAAAATTTCTAATGGTAAATTAGTTGGTGTTAATATCAACAAAACTGGGGTTGGATACGGTTCATCATCTACGTCTATTATCGTAAAGGAATCTGGTAATGGAGTCAAGTTTAGAGTAAATTTACAAAAATGGAATGTTAATAACTTTGGTAAAAATTTACTTAACATAACAAATGACGATGTTATTATTTCTCCTGCCACTAATGAAGACTATCAACTTCAATGCTCCTTCTTGTATGCACCAAGAAGTCTAAGAAAAGTTGTATATTCTATCGAGCAAAATGGAAATCCTTTATATGGACAGAAGGATTTGCAAATTGTCAATGATCAGGAAATTAATAATACAAATCACTCATCAATTATAGGATGGTCTTATGATGGTTATCCAATCTATGGTCCATATGCATATAAAAATAAAAATGGTGGTGAAGTAACTCAAATTAAGTCCGGTTACAAACTAGATTTAAAAGAAAACAGACCTCCAACAAGTATTTTCCCTGCAGAATTTTTTGTCGAAGACTTTACGTGGACTGAATCTGAAGATGAATCTTTCCTAGACAAGAATAACGGAAGATTCTGTGTAACTCCAGATTATCCAAATGGAACATATGCATACTTTGCAACTTTTGAAACATCTAACTCATCTGATGGATTATTCAAAAACTTTAAAAAACCAGCGTTTCCATATCTAATTGGAAATTCTTTTAGGTCAAAACCAAACGAATTTAATTTCTTATATACGTCCAATCAAGATCAAACCGAAATTAATGGAACTAAGTGGAGAAGAAATACTTATCCATATTCATTAATTAAGAATAATAGTGGGTATGATTATCTGAAAAAACCATATGATTCGATTGAGCAAGTTTCTCTCATACAAACAACTAAAAAAGGAAATATAGAGTCCGTAGGTATATTGACGGGTGGAAATTATTATCAAGTAAATGATCAAATTGTTTTTGAATCAGAACCAAACAGCAACTTCTTCTCTGCGTCTAGAGTCTCTAAAGTCTCTGGGCCCCCACCAACTACTATTAGTGTAGCAAGAACAGAAGCATCAAATATAGAATTTTATCCATTTGGTGGTGATGGTGATTTTATTGGAGTCAGTACAACTACTCACCAATTTATCAATGGAGAAATTCTCACGGTTTCTGGATTATCAACCACATCTTCCTTTGTAGAAGGTAGTTATGAAATTGGAATATCGACAAATAAATTAATCGTATCCAAATTTATCGGAACTGATGGCGCAACTGGCATAGTTACTTATCTTTCTGTTATTGGTAATTTGGAATTTCCAAACATTAGAGAAAATGATATTTTAGGAATAGGGACAGGAATTAGTTTAGAAAGAGTAAAAGTACTAAATGTTGATAAAATTTCGTCCAGAATTAGAGTTTTAAGAGCAGTAAACAATGTAGTTGGTGTTTCTCACACCATTTCTACAGACATAAGTGAAATATCAAGAAAATTCACTATTAATGTTGGATATAAAACAACATTTGATAATAGAATAAACAGAGAATACTATTTTGATCCTAAAGAGTCCGTTGGTCTTGGAGCAACTGCTGGAGTTGGAATTGGAACAACGATATTTTTCTCAAATCCAGGTGCAGGTATAACACAACTGTTTGTTCCATCTCAAGCAATTTATCTACCAAATCATAGATTAAGAACAGGAGACGTTGTAACCTATAGAACAAACGGCGGAGATGCTATAGGAGTGTCCACTGTCAGTTCAGGGTCTTCATTTGCATTGACAAATAACGCTCCATTATTTGTAGCTAACCTTGATGTAGATTTTATTGGTTTATCAACTGTAAAAGTTGGACTAGGAACAACTGGAACTTATGTTGGTATAGCAAGCACAACTTCCAGTTTTGGTCTACTGTATTTTGTAGGATTAGGAACAGGAAATTATCATAGTTTAGTTAATGACTATCCGAATGTTGTAAAGGGAAAAGTAAATAGAAATTTAGTAACAGTTTCAACTTCTAGTACTCATGGACTACTAAAAAATGATATGGTATTTGTTGATGTAAATCCATCAATCTCTACTTCTGTCGTTATAAAATATAATGCGTATAATAGAAAAGTTGTTGTTGATAGTTTAGATTTTGTTGCAACAGGAATAGGAACAACTTCAAATACAATTAATCTAAATGAGCATGGATTAGTAACAGGACAAAAAGTAATTCACACTGCAACTACTCCTATTACTGGATTAGTGAATAATAAAGAATATTACGCATATGTGATTGATAAAGATACAATTAAGTTGTGCAACAGTAAATATGAAACACAACAAAATGTACCAAATTTCATTAATCTAGAATCACAATCCTCCGGCAGTTTACTTCCAATTAATCCTCCTTTAAAATTCTATAGAGACTCTACAGTTACTTTTGATGTAAGTGATGCTTCGCTTTCATATACTATTGGATCTATTAAGTATTCTGCTTTCCAACTTAAGTTTTATACTGATTTTGATTTCTTTGAGGAATATAACAATAGTGGTTCATCTAATGTATTTGATGTTACTAGAAGTGGAACTGTTGGAACTTCTGGAGCAACTGTAACGTTGAAAATTAATGGGGATACTCCAAATATTTTATATTATAAACTTGTTCCACTACTAGTTCCCGGCAATCTAAAAGAGAATATTGAAATTGTCGTAGATGATGAAATTGATTTGCACAGTCAAATTCTACCTCAAACTAGTATTTACAATGGTTCTCACGTAATTACTGGAATTACTACAAATACATTTAATTATACAGTATCTGAGTATCCAGAATCTCCATCCTATTCTTCATCGATCTCTATTTTAAATTATTCAACAAACTCTACTAGAGCTTATGGACCTATATTTGAAATTGAATCAAAAGATAGAAGAAATGGATATTCTGGTTTACCTGGAATAAGTACGGTCAAGACTGCATTAGGAACAGGAGCTGTATTAATTCCATCTAGTACAAGTATTGGAAAGGTAGAAAAAACAAGAATAGAAAATATTGGATTTGACTATCCAACTGACTTAACTTTATCGCCAGAAGCTAAACTTCCTCAAGTTTTAGAAGTTTCTACATTCTATAGATTTAAGAATGTGGGGTTAAGTTCTGCTGGAAGAGGATACACAGTTGTTGCCCCATCGTTGGTTGTCCTAGATGGAGAAACTAAGAAAAAAATTAATGATGTTGAATTGCAATATGTAATCGGCAGCAATACTGTTAACATAAAGAGAAATACGTTTAGTTTAACTAATACTACCCCAACAATTATTCCAGTTGGAAACCCAAATGGAGTAAGAGTATCTAATTTACAGTATAATGATTCAACTCAAACAATAAAAGCGACATTAGCAGATACTTTTAGTGAAGATTTTCCAATTTTAGTTGGAGATAAAGTTTTAGTAGAATATGCAAGTGTTGGAGTCGCAAGCACAGCAAAAGGTTATAATTCTTCAGAATATGACTATGCATTATTTACCGTAACTCAAACTCATCCAAATCTTGGTGGGCCTGGTGCTGCGGTTACTTACAGTTTCTCTGGATACCTTGGTGCTAATCAATACTTAGGAACATTTGATACTGTTACTTCGTCCGCAGTTTTAGTTCCGCAAAAGTATTTCCCACAATTTACTTTTGAGTTAGAATCAAATTCTTTCCAAAAAGGAAATCAAGTTATTAGTGAGGATTCTGTTGGAACTGTATTTGATTGGGATGGAATTAATAATAAATTGGTTGTAGAAAGTGGAGATGATTTTGTTGTTGGAAATACAATTGTTGAACCTATTACGGACTCTAGAGCTAGGATAAACAAAGTTTACTCTTTTGATACTAATTATCATCTTGATTATTTCTCAATAGTTCAACATGGTTGGGATTCTACTAAAGGATTCTTAAATGATAATCAACAAAAAATTCAAGATAATGATTACTACCAAAACTTCTCATATTCAATTAAATCAAAAATACCGATTCAAGAATGGAATGATGCTGTAAGCTCCTTAGTTCATACTGCAGGATTTAAGAAGTTTAGTGATTTACAAATAGAATCAACTCTTCCTGAAATTGACAATAATTTCTTGGTTATCAAACCAAAAGATGCTACTACAATAGCAGTTGATCTTATAGGCGAAGAAAGTTTGAATTGTGTTCATGATTTTGATTTAGCAACAGAAAATTTCTTAAGAACAGAGTCAACTCAGTTTTCTGACCAGATTAATTTTAAAACAAGAATCATATCAGATTATTCAGAATCTGTTGGTAATCGCGTTTTAACTATAGATGATTTTAGTTCAAGTTTTAATAGCAACCCTAGAAGCACTCCGTACACAGAAATTTTTAGACAACCTCTAAATGATGGGGTATCTCAAAAGTTTTTAGTTTACATAAAAGACAGACTTTATACTGCAGAACGCCAAGTAGCATTGGTTACCTGTTTGAATGATATTGTTGATGGAATACCAATGATTAATCAGTATGGATTTGTAAATACTGTTTTAGATCTTGGTTATTTTGATTATACTATTGATGGTTCAGAGGGCGTTCTAGAATTTTATCCTACAAAATACGAACTAAACAACTATAATGTATCTGTTTTAAGTTTTAATTTAGACAGACTTGGTATAAACACAACTACCGTTGGAATAGCAAGTACGACTATAGGTATTTCCACAACCACTTCTTTCCCAGGAGCTTTGGTTAGTGTGGCGACTTCTAACATATCAATCTCAGGAACAACAGCAACAGAAATGGTTAGAATTTCTGGGATAGGCACTGAGACGCCAGGAGTAAGATCTGCTAAAATTCTTGTTACCGTGGAATCAGGAGACAAAGCAGAATTTGATGAACTAAGTGTAATTCATGATGGAACTGATGTTAAAGTACTTGAGTATGGTCAGTTAAGTATTCATTCAATTGATGCTTCTTCATCTTCTGGACTTGGAACATATGGAATATCTTTATCTGGATCTGACATTGTAGTAACTTATACTCCTGTTGCCGGTCTTACAACGACAAAAGTTAACACAGTAACTATTGGTCTGTCCTCGGAGAACTATAGAGGTAGTGGTACATATGACTTTACTTATTCTCAGTTGGTTGCAAATGGTGTATCAATTGCATCCACAAGTACTCCAGTTGCCATTGGAATAGGAAGTTATGGAGATGATTATGACGGTGCTTATTCAATCGTACAAGTTTCCGATACAACAAACAATGTATACTCTTTTTCGGAATTAATGCTTGTTGATGATGGAAGTCAAGTTTCTATTACAGAGTTTGGTTCATTTAATACTTTAGATGAATCATTTGGTCCAACCAGTTACATCGGTCTTGGAACTTTTGGTGTGGAAATAGTTGGAAACAGAACGGAACTTAAATTCACTCCAAATGCGAATACTGACGTAAGTGTAAAAACTTATATTCAAGCAATTGGAATCGTAGACAATACCACAGGATTAATAGAAAAAGATCTTTCAAGTGCATCAATTAATAATAAAAATTCAGTTTATACTGGAACATTAGCAGAAATTAAGAGAGATTTCCCACTCTTACATAAAGGATATCAAATATTTGAGAGAAACTTTGTCGGAACCAGTTCTACAGTTATAAATCTCTCTGATAATACAATCACACTGCCGAATCACTTCTTTGTAAGTGGTGAAGAATTAACCTATTCAACAAGTCTTGGAATAGGAACTGATGCAATTGGAATTGCATCTACTTCTTTCTCTGGTATTGGAATAACAAATAGACTTCCCGCTAGTGTATATTGTATTAAAGTTGATGAAAATAAAATTAGACTTGCAACATCGGCGGAAAATGCACTGAAGAAGAATCCAGTTGCAATTGGATTCACTGGAGTCGGGATAGGAAACTCTCACACATTTACTGCAAAAAATCAAAACCAAAAAGTTCTCATTTCTATTGATAACGCTCTTCAATCACCGATTGCCGGCAGTTCTGTTACAACAACTCTAGCAAGAGAAATAACTGTAGGCGAAGATGTTGTTTACTTTACTGGAATAACATCTTTCTTTGGCGCAGATTATGTCAAGGTTGATGATGAGGTTATGAAGATTCTTTCTGTTGGAATTGGATCTACTAATGCGTTTAAAGTTACTCGTGCTTGGCTTGGAACTCGTTTAGCAGGACACAGTACAGGAGCACCAGTTACAAAAATTAGAGGAAATTACAATATCATTGGAAATACACTTAATTTTATAGAAGCACCTTATGGAAAAAATCCGATTAGCACATCAACAGCTCCGCCAGAATATAGAGATTGGATAGGTATAACAACCTCCTCAAGTTTCCATGGAAGAGTATTTACTCGTAGAGGTTATGTAGGAACTTCAAGTGAAACTTATAGTAAAAACTATTTGTATGATGACCTTACAGAATTGTTTACGGGCCAAAGAAAAACATTCTCTCTTACTTCAAACAAAGAAAATGTTACTGGTATTTCTACTAATCTCCCTCTTCTTCAAATTAATGGCATATTACAAGCTCCAGGAGCAAATTATAATTTCACCGCTTCTGAGAATCTAGGAATTACTTCTATAACGTTCACTGGAACTGCAAGTTCTGTTGCATATGATGTAAATAATGCGAATATTCCTGTCGGTGGGGTGATAGTTTCTGTTGGATCTACTTCTGGATTTGGTTTCCAACCATTAGTAGCAGCGGGTGGAACTGCGATTGTTTCTGCTTCTGGAACGATTCAGTCAATTAGTATTGGAAATAGCGGTTCGGGATATAGAGCAGGAATTCAAACTGTTGTAAGTGTTGGAGTTGGTACTTCTTCAACAGGAACTCCGCGCATAACCTCAATTGGAACAGCTGCTATTAGTAATGGACATATTGTAAGTGTGGCAATTACTAATCCAGGTGCTGGGTTTACTTCAACAAATCCACCATATGTTGTATTTGATTCTCCACTGTCATATACAAATATTCCTCTAATTTACAGTGCTGCTTCGCCTGGGGCGGGTGGAACTCAAGCAAAAGTAGATATTGTAGTTGGACAGGGTTCCAGTGTCATTGATTTTAATATTACAAATACTGGATTTGGATATGGAGTTGGGCAAGTTCTAACTATTGGTATTGGTGGAACCGTTGGAATTCCTACGGACCCATCTTTACCATATCAAGAATTCCAGTTAACAATTGACCAGGTTGATGCTGACCAATTTACTGC